CATAGGATAAGCCAGTGAAAGTGCAACGATATCTAGATGCAGGAAGAGCAACAGTAACATCGTTAAACTTACGCTGATAAGGAGCAAGTACAGTATCAATCATATTACTGTCAGCATCTTCAATCTCACCAAACTCAAGATTAGAAGATTCAATGATATTCAATTCAACAGTACGAGACTTTCTAATCTTAGAAATTTCTTCATCAGACCAAGCAACCTCATTAAGATTACTCTTATCAATGATAACCTTTACTCCATCACCAGAAGGTTCAACCTCATCTTCATCAATTACATCACTTTCAGGAGGAATATCATCAGGCAGAGGAGCAGGAATGTTTGTCTGTTCTACATCGAAAGATTCAGATGCTTCTTCTTGCTGTACAGGTTCTTGAGACTGTTCATTAGGATCAATCTTATCGAGAATGAATTCAGGATGAATTTCTTTAATCTCATTAAAGATAATATCCAACTTCTCTTGAGCTCGGTCGTAATTAGTATCTCCAGCAGCAGCAAAAATAGAAGCATGATACTGTCCAGGAGGAATCTGGAAGTTTTTAATACCATGGCGTTTCTTAGCAGCTTCAATATTTGCTTGCTTGCGTTGCATTTCATTCATGGACTCTACACTATCTCGAAGTGCATGATCATCAGAAATATTCTTTAGAGTCTTATCGAAGTCTTCCTCTCTAAGTTCATCTTTAGAATAAGTTACTGGACCAGCAAATTCATTCATACCTTCAGTTAGAGAAGGATCAGGAGTCCAAGGTTTCTTTACAGGCTTCAAAGTAGAAGATTGTACAATTTCAGCAGTAGGCTGTTCATTCTCTTGATCAGATGATTCTGCTTCAGCCTTTACCTTTCCAGACACAGGATTCTTCTTAAAGATTTCAGAAGGATCTATGTTATTAGCTTCTGCATAACTATCAGCCATATCAAGGACACTAAAAGATTTATTATCACTCATATTAAGCACGCTCCTTTTTCTTGATTATACTTACAACAGCAGTTTATTGCTGAGTAAAAATTAATTATAATGATTTATCATCAGTATGATATAATCAAATATAGCTCTGGTATAACTAATGATAGTAGCTTCTCTATTATAGAATTGCCTGATATTGATAATATCATTCATCCACATACCTAAGATCGTTTTAACTTCTTGATACATTGGATCTTTAGAAGTACCAATGGATCTATACATGGCAATTCCGAAGTTTAAGAATTCAGCACTACCCAATGAAGTATCAGTTGGATTCTTATTAAAATAGATAGTGATGATATTTTCAACGAATTTAGGAAGATTATTCTTCTTGGCAGAAATAATCTGGTTGAGGAAGTTAATTAAGTTATTCTTATCAACCTGATTTCTATCTGCAGTTATACGAGCAATAGATGCATTAATTTCACCAGTAGCAAATTTACTAATTGTCTTATCAACAAATTGAGCAATATTTGTGGTATGACCTTCTTGATCAGCTAATGTTCCATCATCAAATGTACTAACATTATTATGCTGAGTAGCATTCTTCTCGATGTTATCAAAATATGCTCTAGCGATATTGACAATAGTATTCTTTAACTGATTTCTCATTCTTTGCATCAGATCCATGTAACTATTATCTACTCCACTCATCAAAGGTTCATACATGTTATTCACAGATGAGTTAGCATCATACTTCAATAATGCTTGTAGATTAGCCACTTTCTTTACTTTGAATTTACTACCAAGATGTTCGATAGTATAATCCATAACATCTTTACGTACACCAGTTCTCCATGAGTTTCTATAGATAATAGGATACTCAGTGAATGCATACATATATTCACAACATTCTCTGATATCATCATATCCTTTTTGAAGAGCTTCAATCAACATGGCTGTGATTAGAACTTTATGAGGAGCATTCTTTACCCAGCCAGTAAAGAAACTACTTATCTTTCCATAGTAAGTTTCCTTAATCATCTCTTCATATAGAACTAAAATTTGTTCTGCAGTGATGTTAAACATCTTATACAAGAAGCTAGTTTCATTATCACCAAATGTGAAACTATATACTGGGCCAGATGTTACTAACTGATCATGATGATCATCAAGGAATTTAGCAACGAATGAAACGATCTCATCCCGATTCTTTCGTTTAGCTAATACAGGAGATACATATGGAACTTGAAGGTTATCTCTAAAATAATAATTTTCTTTATAGACACCTTCTCTGTCACCAGCTTCAGTATAGTATGAATCAAATGTATCTCCCATTTGTTTCTTCATTTCCATTAATGCATTTTGATAATATTCTTGAATAAAAAATTCATATTGAGAACTCATTTTATTCACCCCACTTGTATAGTATTATTTTTTGTTATATTATTGACTGACTTAAATGATATATTATTTTAATGAATAAGTGGTTAAGGAGGTATCATTGAATGAAGATTTCATATATCCGTCTTGAGAAGGAGGTATCATTGAATGAAGATTTCATATATCCGTCTTGAGAATGTTGCTGGTATTTATGTTGGCTCTAATAAGAATGTTCTTGAGATTTCATTCGAAAATTCCGTAAACAAAATTGTCTCAATCAGTGGTGCTAATGGAAGAGGTAAATCAGTTCTATTATCTTCATTAACACCATTTGCATATGTGACATCTCTTGATGAAAGATCTTCTCTTCCATATATTCGTCCAGGTAAGGATGGATATAAAGAAATTCATTACATAGATGGGGAAGATGACTATGTTATCAAGCACTACTATAAAGCAACAAAAGATTCTCATTCTTTAAAAAGCTACTTTATGAAGAATGGTGAAGAATTAAATGAGAATGGTAATGTAAGATCTTTTCTCCAGTTAGTAGAACTTCACTTTGGACTAACTGAGGAAATGATGAGACTAGTACGTCTTGGTAGTAATGTAAACTCATTCATTACATTGGCACCAGCAAAAAGAAAAGAGTACATTGGAAAACTAATTGAAGAAATCGATATGTATCTCAAGATCTATAAGAAGATTAATGAAGATATCAGAGTCGTAAGAGTTATGTTATCCAATAACAGTACTAGCCTATATAATTGTCACATATCTGATCCAGTAGTTGAGAAAGATCAAATTACTAAACTTGAAAAAGCAATCAAGAAATTAGAATCTGAAAGAGATTCTATTATTGCAGCCATTAGTAAACTTCAAGCACTAATGAGTGCAAATAACATTAATGATTTACGTAGAAAACAACAAGAAGCTCAAGCTTCTTTAAGTGATATTCAAAAGACTGAAGATAATATCAAGAGTGAAGGACTTCAGGGAACTACTGTTGATTCTCTAATAGAAAAGAGAAATACATTATCTGATGATAAAATCAATACTCAGGCTAAAATTAATTCATATCGAATTTCTATTGATAACACTCTCCGGAACATAGAAAGATTGGAGGTGTTAATCAAACGAGTAACTTCCAATAATGATCTTCAATCACTATTAAATGGCATCGAATCTCTTAAAGAAACCATTAAGTCTACATTACCAGTCGTAAAGAAGTTTAATCCTAATGGAATTACATCTGCTCAAATTAATACTATCTTGAATAAGTTGATGTCATTTAATCAGATAGGTCAGATGATTTATACTCTTGGAAATAAACCTCTTGAGGTATATCTACAATTGAAGAGGGAAGGCAAGTCAATAGATAAATTCGTAACTACTCAGATGAAACGAAATTTATCTAGGGTAAATGAAAGTGATATTCGAAATCTATTAAATCAAGTATTCCAGAATGAAGATATCATTACTCCTAACTGTGATACTCAATTTGAACAATGCCCATATTATCGTCTAGCTGATACGATCACTACTATCAAAGATAAACTTGATGAAGATTCTCTAGATGATGAAACATTAAGATACATCAAAGTTATATCTACAAATATCGATAATATTCTGAATGGTATTGATGATATCCTGAGAATTAATATTCCTCCAGTTCTTAAGAATGGACTAGATGAAAAAGAAATTAATACTAGACTAGATAACAGGGTATCTCTATTTGATCTAACTAAGTTCCAAGAGTATCTAACTATTCTTGTTGAATATGAAGCTTATGTTGAAAATCTAACTAGACTTCAGCAATATGAACAGCAACTTGCTGTGTATAAGAATTCTGGTATAGATAATCATCTAGCTGAGATTAAAACATGTCGAGATAGTATTGATTTCTATAAATCTAATATTGATACTCTTCAGAAAGCTGTAGTTGCTATTCAAGAAAATCTAGTAACTATTGATAGACAGATTGGGTTAGTTACTAAATTCATGGATGGTAAGAAATATCAGAAAATATTAGAATCTACTATAGAGTCTACTGCTAAGTTACTTCAACCTCTTGAATCAGCAGAACATGAGATCAGAGAGTTGGAGTTTAATCTTCGTCAAGTAACTGGACAAATCCAGATGTATCGTGAGAATCATAAAGAGAAAGAGAATAAGTTGAATGAATATAATCGACTTGTGAAAGAAGGAGCTGAATTAGCTAAAAAGAATACAGATCTAAATTTCATTCAGGATTCTGTATCTACTAAGAAAGGCATTCCTGTAATCTATATGAATAGATATCTTGGTAAGATTCAGAAGCTTGCTAATGAATTATTAAGTCTAATTTATGATGGAGATCTCTTATTAGCTAAATTTAAAGTAACACAGGATACATTTGAAGTTCCTTATGTAAAGAATGGAATTAAGATTCCTGATGTTAAATATGCAAGCCAATCTGAGATATCTCTAATAACAATGGCTCTCTCATTTGCACTTGCTAATAGAGCATCTGGTGTTTATAATATCTTGCTCCTTGATGAGATTGATGCAGGTTTAGATGAGTCTAACAGATCCGCATTCTTAAAGATGTTATATACCCAAATGGATACTCTTAAAGCAGAGCAAGTATTTATTATATCTCACAATCTTTCTCAAATGATTAATATCCCAATGGATTGTATCAGACTATCTGATGATGGAGCTAGATCTAGACTTCAAAATGTAATTTATGAATAAAAAAGAAAGGGGCGCATTATCGCGTCCCATTTCTTTTTTTTTGCTATGTTATACTACGACATTGCCCTGCTCATCCCTGAGCTGGAAGTTATGGCCATCTTTATCCGGTCGGATGTTCAAATCCTCGAGTTTACCGATGATCTCCTCAGCGCTCTTTCTGCCGAGATTCCGAACCCTCATCAGATCCTCGAGATCTTTGCCAAGGAAATCCATAACACTGGAATACCCACCACGCTTTATGCAGTTATATGCCCTGATGGAAAGGTCCAGATTCTCGATAAGGATACTAGCCAGGCCAGCATTAGGATCTTCAAAGGATAAAAGCTTAGCCTGAGCCATAGAGAGCTGCTTATTGATCTCCATATGGTCAGCACGGGAAACGCCAAGCATCTTCCTGGAACGAGACGGATGGCGAAGCTTCCTCATGGCCTTGGCCAGGATCTGGCGGATGCGCTCTCTGGTATAGCCATAGTACTCTTCACCGATGGCTTCATATGTCATACCCTTCATGTACCTCATACCAATGACATGCTGCTCATATTCCTCGATGGTACTGAGAGCCTCAAAGACGCCGGGGATATACGTGGACTTCCAGGCATCCTCCTCACCAAATATATCATTCACGAGCTTGAATACCCAGAAGTCAGGCATTTTCCAAGCTTCATCAGTGGCTAGCAAGTTGATATGATCAGATTCGTTTCGTTTCATTTACAATCACCTTTCTTTTTTTATAATGCGCCATATGTCACTTTGGCTAGGGTCTCCTCGAAGGTACCAAACCGACGGTACCGATATTTGGTCTGAGCGAGGGTTATATTGAAATCAGCAATAATATCTCGAGCATTAGGATACTGCTCTTCCTCACCCTCTACACGAACCCACACTGGAATCTTTACTGAGATAGTATCCCCTTCCTTCTTTCCTTTGAGAAGGGTCGAAGGCATATTCCGCCAATGATCAAGGCCGATCGTACAGTGAGCTCCATTCTCGTTGAGGACATGGATGTTATGGTCAGCAATATTATCACAGTCCAGCTCAGGGGCACAGAGCCAACATTCGATCAACCAGTCGTGATCTTTATCAAACGTCATACCATTAAGCTCACAGATTTTGTTCATCTGGTTAGTTCTCTCTTCCTTGGCAGAATCAAACAGATCCTCGATCTTGGCAGCGCTGTTGGGGATAATGAAGAGATCAGCATTGATGGCGATCCCGTTGGACATATTCAGGGTTTTCATACTTGACACACTCCTATTTTATAATCAGATTTCTTGAATTATGAAGCTTTTATATTCTTCATATTCATAATGATAATATATAGGTAGATCGTAGAAATATACGATATGAGTAGGAGGGAGCTCCCTCCTACTCATATTTTGTTATTTTAGTTGGAATGTAGTATCAGTATCAGTAATCTCAATTACTCTTGCAGATTCATTTACGATATTTTCTACATTAGTAACAGATAGTTTATTCCTTAAGAATAACTCACCCTCGTTATCAGTGATAAGTTGATAAGTATTATTAGATCCTTGAGATAATACATTCTTCATAGTTATCCCATCAAGTACCATCAGTACTTCACCAACTTTACCAGAGTTAACAAACCTGAATAGAATATTACCACATCCTGCATACTTAAGTCTATCTACTACTTCTTGTAGCTTCTGCTCATCATATGATGCAAATGATTTAAAGAATCTAGCAGCATGTAGTAAAGAACATTTTTCATTTACCCATGGAGTGATATCATTATATGCTTCGATAAATCCTCCATCATGCCATACTAGTATTCCATCATAGATAGCTTGTTCAATTCGTCTTCCACCATACCATGATGTGAACTCTCTGGGATAGAATTCAAAATATTTATCAATACCAATACCAGTATTATTATGAATATGGTATTCTACATGATCAATTCTATCTTTAAATAATCTATATAGATCAGTGGTTTCAATACCAGCAGGTGTAGACCAAAGTACTCTTTTAACACCAGTATCAGGATTTAGTACAATAACTTTACCAGTTTCACCAAATACAATGTTACCAGGATGAAACATAGAAATTTGCTTCATATCATCAATTATTAATGTTCCATCAATAAATAATATTGGATCATTGTTTCCGTTATTTGTACTACGCATTATTGCATTATTTTTCAATTCAACTGTTGCACTAGGTCTAATATATAGTCTAGCACCACGGTCAATTGTAATCATTGAATTTTCACCATCTACAATGATATTACCTTCAACTATACATGTAGCAGGACTCTTATTGTTATCAATAATAACACCTAAATACAAATCAGGTCTAATAAATCTAGATCCTTTATAATTTTCAGTAATATGAAGTGTAGTATTCTTTTTGATAAGTAACTCTGATACTATCTGGAGATTAGGAGGTTCCGTTTCAGGCATACCTAATACAGAATATTTGAAATCTCCTAATATAGCTTCACCCCATAACAGAATCATTCTTAGAATCTGTGATCCTTGTTTAGGAGATCCACCAGTCCATGTATAACCGATACGACCGCCCTCATAGTTAGTTTCACCCTGAGTATGAATATTGATAACCATATTACGAAGTTCAGTATCATAATCAGTTAAGCTATAAGGACGATCTTGTATTGCAATACCTGTAACATTCATTACCGCTGCAGAGTCAATATTAATACCATATACATTTAGAATGGAATCTACTTGTGATAAGTGTACATCAATGTCACCATAGATATCAATCATTGATTCTGGTGCCACCGTAATTGTAGTAGCTTTCTCAATTACAAATTCAGAAGTGTGTTCTAGAAGAATTTGTCCTTTATCTCTAACAACTAATTGAGCACCAGATAATAGTACTAATTTACCTCTAACTACTAATGAACCTTTGCTTACAGTAAGGGTATGATCGATAATTAAAGTATCTCCCTCATTAATCTCCATATTGTTATATGGAGTATTAGTATTATTAGTTTCACCAGCAATAATGAAATTACCCTGACCTGTGTAAATTGTTCCTCCATTACTGAATAGATTGAACCTAAAATCGTTAGGATTATCTCTATAACATCTTAGTCTGATTTCACCAGTTCCAATATTATAATATGAATCAGATCCTTCTGGAGGAATATAATTATTCTTTGAACGTTCTATTTCAAATAAAGTTAGTGATGATTGATTTAGATTCATTACGATTACCTCCTTATCATTATCATGTATTAAACTCGAGTTCGACTATGAAATTATATATTATTTCTATATCACATATACTAGGAGGTTTAATAATGGCTAGAAAAATTGAAATTACTGGGACTAATACAAAGAAGACAATCGCATCACATAATACAATCATATTAGATGTGATCCGTAATTTGATGGAGATACTTGATGAAGGAGAAATTATTAAATCTATCAATATAACTATCGACACAATTGATAGTGATGAAGTCCGAGAATATAATAAAACCATTTCTGTGATGTATCCTATTGGAAGTTTCAGACATCATCACTCTGATGTTGATGATTATTCTCGTGGATGTTGCGATGAATTATAAAAAAGAAAGGGGCGCATCACTGCGTCCCATTTCTTTTTGCTCATATGTTCAGGTTTTTCAAGCTGAGCTTGTAGACCAAACGGTAGTCTCGAGTTAGAATGCAATCATCAACCTTGAGATAGTTTATCGAGATACCATATTTGTTTTCGAGCTTCGGACGAATGCTTGAGGTGATAAGAAAATGCATGTGCTTTTTGTTTCTTTTGATCCACTCGATGAGTACTGATCTATCCCTACCTCCATGAACAATGCTAAATGATATAGTGATATGATCAAACGTATCTTTGTTCGGGTTGCTATAAGCACGTTCAAAGAGGACTTCTGGATATGGACGAGCAATGATGCTGTCTAGGCCATTTTTGAATATGTAAATGATGGTATCTTTTTCAAGAAACTCCACCACTTCATACAATGGCATCTGGCTAATACCTTGTTCCTTCATATGAGTGCGAATTCGTCTACTGATGCTTTCTGCATGACCTGATTCAAAGAGTCTCATCATACTATCTGTGAAATTGAGATAAAACTTCAGGAAGAATCTGTATTTATACTCATAACAATCTCTGGAGTAATGTCCATTACTTTCCCTAACATAGAACATCAAATCATCGAAGTATAAATTGACAACCGTTTGTCCCTTCGTTGGAAATTGATAAAACAAGTTCATGCAACCAAACATCGTTCATATTCCTTTCGTTCTACATACACCCATCCAGATAATCAAGTTCTGCTTCGATCTCATCTTGACGGAGTTCTGGGTAACAAGCTCTTCCTATTCGTATCTGGAGTCTAGCAACATTGTACAAACACCTGCGTTCATGATTATAGTAACAACCATAGTTGCTGCAAGGATAAGTCCCATCGGAGTATGGGGACTTACCCTCTTGAAGTTCGATCGCAGATCTACTTGATAACACTATTATCCCTCCTTCATTTCCTTTGGGATATCCCATCTGATATCAGGGATCTTATATTCAGTAAGCTCTTTGATCTTGTATTCTAGCCCTCTGATAACAGATTCCTGACATACCAGCTTAGCAGCCATATGGGCCTCCAATCTGGTCTGATAAATATCATCATATCCAGCCAGAGTATACAATGCTCTATGGATGATACTATCACACTCTTCCAGATCATCAAGAAGCTTTTCCCGGATGATTCCCTGTGTAAGGAAGTATTTACCTCCGTATTTGTTACTTAAGGTTTCTCCAAGTTCATAGATACCGAAGTTACTGGTGGAACCGGGAGTTTCAATCGTTTCAATATGTTTCATCACCATTGATTATTCCTCACTTTCCAATGTCATGTATTATACCTTCAGTGGAGTAATAAGATATACGCTGTCATGAATTCCTTCAAACGGGATATAGTTATCAGTAATCCTTTCCATACCTCCGTCACAATGTTCAGTGATTAGATCGAAGAATCTGTCATCCGCCGTACAACCTCCCATATCTTCTCCGATATACACCAGGGGGATACAGTGGTCAATACAAGCTTGAAGAACATCTGCTCCAATAGGTTCATCGTAGTTAGGCCAACTCATCAGAACGTAATCGATCTGATCAGCATACTTCTTCACAGCTTCAACAGCATCGATCTTTTCAATAGGGACAAAGGTTTCTCTCCAGTCCTCATAATCATTTCTACTGTCGACCCAGCTCATATTGTCAGTAGTAATGATCTCAATCCCTCGATCCTTCAGACACTTGGAAATGAAACCCTTACCGGCACATACCTCAAGAACAGTCATCCCACTAAAGAAGGCGGCAATATCATTTACCACCTCCCTATTCATCAGCGGAAAGCCGCAATGATGGATATACACCATTCTTGCCTTGGTCCTTCTGAGACCATCATCGAAATCATATGGAGTATTGCGCACACTTCTGAAAGCTGCTGCGTAGGATACCGTTTCGATGACGTCCTTCTTGCTGGGGAGTTGATTTTCTTCGATGAGCTCTCTGAGCCAAGGGAAATATAATTCTTTAATCATAGTACTTTCACCTATCCTTTCTATAGTTATAATATATAATAAGAAATGATGAAGATACGAAAAAATAAAGGGAGGATTGAATCCTCCCTTTATTGTTATCTATCACTTAAAATTGCCAATGTAATATTTTCCAGAGCAGAGATATCATACTTAATAGTCTCATCAGTACGATTTAAGAGCATATTAGTTGGAGAGAATCCAGCAAACCACATGCTCAATTCTTCTTTAGGTAAACTTAGGGTATTAAGTACGTCTCCGTCGAAGTCAGCGTTGAGGCCCGGAAGTACTGCGGATGGAATAGCAAGTGTTAAATCACTGGCATCTTTTTTAACAGCTCTGATTTTCATCAACAGAATAGATCCAAACGTAATCGTAGGATTTCGATTAAGGATCATCTTCGGTTCTTCTTCACGAATGATGTCACACATAATTGAATATACATAATCATCATACATGAATTTTGCTGCTAGATAGTTATATGCTCTAGTAATACTCCATCCCTTATCCTTAATAATACGACGAATGATACGTCCCTTAAACTGTTCAATGAATGCTTTGTAAGAGACATCAACTTCATCAATCTTAAGAGTAGGATCAAGTACAATTACTGAACGTCCAGAATAGTTAAACTCACCACCAAGTACATTGGCTCGACACCAACCATGTTTACCATCAATCAAAGAGAAGTTAAGTGCCCAAAGTTCATTCGCTCTCATCTGTGCTTGATATAGATAAAGAGGAACTTCAATTGCAGATGCCTTCTTTAAATTGATAGAGATGTTTGTTAATGGATGAATCTGTTTATCGCATTATCTTCACGAAGTTCGCAACGCTTCGCAGTTCTCTTATGAACTTCCTCAGCTTATCACCGAGAGATGTGACTATATCTTCTAAGTTTCCCGTTTCCCATTATAGCAACCTATTCCGTTTGGTTACTGCCTCCCATTAGCTTGAAGGGGTACTCTACTAGCTACATTTGCACCGTATACCCGAATGCAGTAGTGGTTCGATAGTCGATGAACATATAAGTAGTTTAGGTGTTGATATATCCACGTTATAGGTATCTGGCAAAACCTATAACGTGGATGATTGCGGATCATTTCTTTGATTTACCGTTGTCCTTGTTTGATTTGCGCTTTTCTTTAATAGAAGCACTGGAAGGAATATTATATTGAGAAGAAATGTGTCTCCAGGTCTTCCCATTCTGAATATTCCATAATGTTCCAGAAGGCATATTAAATGCCTTTGCTACTGTATATGGAACAACTCCATCTTGAAGAAGTTTGCAAATCTTATGAACATCACTCTCAGAATATCTCCAACTTGAAATATTCTTATTGAAGTTAGTTGTCTCATTATCTTCGGGAGTATTCCATTCCAGATTACCAACCCAATTAACAGTTTTATTATATTTAAATACTACCTGTTTCTTGTCATCTGTGTTAGGAATAAATGCCTCAGCTACTAGGTTGTGAATATAAAGCTTGCAACTCTCTGAATCTTTATTAGGTGTAATATGAATAATTTCATGACCACTATCATCGATAGTTAATGTTTCAATCTTACCCTCGACTACATTATATACTTCACCCACATTATTAATCATATACACAGTAGGAGTATTTTCATACATAATTAATTTCCATTGTGGATGATTTAGATCATGCATATATTCATTAAGTAATGATAATTCACCTAGTTCAAGAGATGCTTCAGGCTTCCCGAATAGTTCATTGGAACGTTTATTTCGTTCCATACTGATATATTCTTGGATTGCTTTATTCAATTTATCAGACTTCCCCATGACCTTAATCTTCCTCCTTGACCAAAGTTTCATTTGTAATAGCCAGATTTTGAGTTACTTAAACTACTTACTTCGCTGCGGATCGACCATATATCTCTAACCTTGATTACTATACCCTATATGATTAGTATAGGCCACTACCATGTCACCACAATAGTTTAGTAGTTAGAGCTCTTAGGCACCCAGAATTAACCAGGTAGGGATCTCACTCCTCGTCCCCGCAATTAGGTGAAATTTTAAGCCGCCCGGTATTCGTTAAGCGGCGAGAAATAATAACTCTCAACAGTTATACCCTGCGGACGGAGAACTGTTGAATATACTGGTAATTTAGAAGTCCATACCAAATCTTTATCAGCTATCAGAGAATCAATTAGATCAGCCTTCTGCTTGCGTTTTCCCTTGTAATACAACATGATCTCTTCATAATTATCATAGAATTCTTTGAGACCAATGTTATGATACGTAAGAAGACTTTTCTTTACTTCTAATACATCAGTATGTTTTCTAATGATACCAGCAGAAGTGATGATATTTTCATTTGAAATGATATTTTCCAGATTCTTTTTGGAAAGAGCAGACTGTAATCGGTGATAATACAGAGGATTGATAATCTTATATGGATAGAAGTTGAGCCATCCAGTATAGAGAATATCAACATCAGTATATTCGATTACAGTACCACACTCAGGACAAACTTCTCCTTCAAATGTAGCACCGATATACTTGCCACATTTACAATGATATCTATCCATGAATTCATTGTTGTCACCATATGTGGTACCATATCTAGGTGATCTAGGTCCATCCATATTACGAATGGATTTATCAATATCAGAGAATGGTGTATCATTGATCATAAATCCTCGGCCATTGATACAATCATACATACACTCTGATTCTAAATTCAGTCGACTAAATTTTATTCTCAAATTAAATTCCTCCTATCCACATTTATACTGCTACCTTTACGATGTCACCAGTAGTACGATGAATGTATTTCCAATACTTCTGTTTAGGGGAATTTTTAGAAGTACATTTATAACCATTAGCATCAACAGATTCTTCTCCATAGAATAGATAATCTTTGATGTTAATAGTTTCATCAGATCTTTGTAATGCTTTCATTTGCTCGACAGTCATTTTCTTCCCACGAATTTTCGCCATGTAATAATCCTCCTAAGTTAAAATTCAATAAAACCATGTTTAAGCTCTTCATTAGCATCAAACATACCATCCAGAACCTGTTTAATGCGAACAGATACGTTATTATCAATATCTATATTATTTCCAGATTCATCATACTCGTAAGCCTTCAATGACCATTTCATGTATTCATATCTTGGATATTGTTCAAAAGTCTTACATAAAATAAGATATAACTTTAGTGCAAGTTCTCCCAAATTAATTGATAAGAAATACTTCTCATCAAAAATAACATTAAAAATCTGCTGTGCTTCGCCTAGACTATAAATATGAACACCTTTTCTATCAGAAATAGGAATATCATCAATAGAGTATTCATTCTTCCAATGATCATACTGATTTTTCTTCACTACATTAAAGATCACCATACACTCATTTTGATCAAGATGAATAAAAGTGAAATTCTTTTTACTGGACATAATAGTTATCCTCCTAAGTTAAATAATGAATGGGTGTTGGGAATTCCCAACACCCATTATGTTGGTTTAAAAACACTCGTTGATTAGTTCATTAAAACATGCTCTAGCTACATATGTATCCCAAAGAGCATTGTGTTTGAAATTTCCATCCATCTTATCAAAGAGGGAATAATCTTTGATTGATTCGACGGTTTCTTTAGTAATAAACTCTTCACGAGTGATATCAGGATCATATCCTTGAAGCTGCAGAGTAGTACTTAAATCCATTGGAATATAATATACAAAATTGGGAAGATTTAATGCCTTACCATCTTTACAGATAAGATCATTAAATAACATCCAATCATATGCATAACAATCACAATAGATTTGAATCTGCTTACGGTGGTATTGAGCAATATCCTGAAGCCACAGCACTAAAGTATTACCAATGATTTCTTTAGTAGACTTCATGACTACATTATACCTCTCAAACTTATCACCCATCTCAATATTATGATGACTAGTATGAGTAGTCATCTTTATATGATAACCATCAGGTTCATTATTGAAGAGAAGATTGTCAATTACATTTTTCTTCAACCATTCATCTACCTGATCTTTATCATAGTCAGTAAATTCTGCATAGAAATAATTATCATCTTCAGTGACTAATGCAATACTGACCAATGATGTATCTTTGTGTAACCCAGTAAACTCGGCATCGTAATAGACCTTTAATTTGTTATTCATTAAACATACCCTCCATAGAAATAGATGTATTGGCAAGTAGAAGGAAATTAAGAATCTCATCAATTAATTCTCTCTTATTTAGAGAAATTTCTTCGTCAAGAAGATTTTGGTGTTCATACAGAACGAATCTATACTTACTATTGACGAATGTGATGAGGAACTTCTTAATGATATCCTCGTTTATATCAACGATTGTACTATAGAATCTTTCAATCAACTCGTTGTAAACAGGATGATCTTTAAGATACTTAGTATCCTTGACATACATCTTTTCACCAACAGGAGTTTCTTCTATATTTGCTGTCATGATAAGAGACAATGCAGAATCAAGTAATGAATCTTTAGTTACATTGAATCTACGCATAATATCTTTACGCATAACAAGTAACATTTTATACCAGTCTAAGTTTCTAACCAGAGAGAACTCTTGACTGGATCCAGTATAGTTAAAGAAGTAAATTTCAATCATCAATTGATGAAGTCTACTAGGTTTCAAATTTCTGCGATAATATTCAATTTCTTCTGGAGTAATTTCTTTCTCATATTTTCTATACAGATGATCAGTAATCTGTTTCATATCCATAGAGCAAGTAATTACATATTCCTCATTGAGTTTCATTTTAGATGCACGATATCTATCATTCTTAGAGTTACCATCTGCATCAGGGACGATTGAAGTCTCAATAAGATTTCTACGGAATACCTGCATAATGAATATAGAAATATGAGTGTTGATAATACTGCACAGGAAGGAGAGGACACGTTCATTAGGCTGTTCCCTAACTTTATTCCAAGTTTGAGGCATCTGGAATTTAATAAAGTTATCAATGATGACATTACGGCTCATCAATTGATTAATTATAATCGATTTGTCTTTACCCTCGATTTCCTGCTGCTCAAAGATGGATTTGTTGAAATTGTAGGAACTATTTACCTTGTTTTCAATATAAGCATAGATCTTGTTATAAATATCGAAGTCAAGATCAAAGACCCTAAACATATCGATATAGAAACGATGAAACAGATCAATATTCTTCTGTATGTTAATAGATCTCATCACAGCAAAGTGATTAACAATGAATGATAAGATCTTAATACCAAATGAAATCTGGAGCATTGCCTTTACATGGACATTTAAAAATTCGAGGGACTTCTTTTTACGCTGCATGATTGATAACATGTCTGGGTTGCGCATATTCTTGATATTTTCTGCTTCTATGTCATCGACATAATTTTCTTCAATCATTCTGGTGATTTTTTCCTTCATAGAAGGAGTGAAAATAGTTTTATAAACAAGATCCTTGAATGCATCAAAGTTCTTCATAGTGTAGGAGATATTATCTACATCAATAAGATACTTGATACGGAACAATGCAGTGATCAGTTCACCTTCCTGATCATACATAGTTTCAAAGAAATTAAGTTCTTCACACATACGAGGAAGATAAGATGAATAAGAAAGCTTAGTAACCTTCCATTCATTTAGAGCAGCGATATTCTCGTTGTCTATATGAGCAAGTTCCTTATCGAACTTGATAATCATAGTCTTAGGTAGTGAAAAGAATCTAGCATCATCAGGATGAAGTTTCCATTTTATCCAATAGGATGATGCTCCATTAGGAAATGAATTCTTTTTGTATTTCCATCTTGGAACTACTTCAGGTTTTTCTATAGGTTTCATGGTGCTCAGTTGCAGCATTAAACAGTCCCTCCTTGTGGCTTGATTAAATTGGTAAAAGCTTTAACTAGTACATTTACATCGATTGCATGAGTTAATCCCATTCTAATAAATGGATGTGTAGCGGCAAGATTATTAAGATCATACTTAAAATTCTTACCATTATCTTTGTAATTATAACGATATTCTTCTGGAAGTAGAATATGGGAACAAGACCCAATTAAAATATCGGCCGATTCTTTTACCAATTCTATATCAGAAAATATATAAGTGAAATTTTGATCACAACTTTCGATTGCTTTTCTTAGGTCTCCATGGAGGTATCTGAAGGTAATGCCACCAAATATTTTTTTGCAATCTTCCTTTATAAAAGGCTCTTCTTTTTCACTATATACATAGATAGGGAACGTCATATGTTGTTGCCGATATACATATAACATACGATTGAAGTTTAATGCTGGACTGTAACTATAAAGAGATTCATCATTCGTAAGAATGTGTTGTAATAATTGATCCAATTCATCATGATCAATGATATGATTATAATCAAGACACCAGAGTGGATTTTTATATCTTCTATACATATACCATTCAATAATGGATGGAAAAGAAAATTTCTCAATTAGATTGATTGGTAAACCAAATGTTTCTTTCGTCATGATCATCTTGATTATAGCGTACAAGTACACTGGTTTTATTACATCATGATATTGGACAAACATTCCGGCCCCACCGGAAAAAAATATGTTTGTATCGAATTGTCTTCCGTCTGTTAATGTCATTAAGCCACCTCCTTTTGTAAGATGAATATGTGCCGAAATAAGTCGAGGGTTATTATGCCCTCGACTTATTCGGGCTTATATATTTCGTTCTTACATATTAAAATCCTTAATTAGGGATTTCATATGAATTCAGATTCTGCTGCTGAGGAGGTTGCCAACCACCTTGCTGATTATACTGCCGAGGCTTGTAATTGTTGTTCTGGTAGTTGGGCTTCTTATAGTTATTATTGTTCCTGAAGTTGTTGTTCCTGTTATTATAGTTCTGCTGTTGCTGCTGTCCACCCTGCTGAGGTTGAAGAGGATTTCCACCTTGAGCCAATGCCTTAACATAATCATCAGTCAGTTTATCCAGATGACGATCAGCATTGATTCCAGTAAGGTAACCTTCAACTGTCTTCTGGAATGCACCAAGAGCAGTATGGATATAGAACACTTCAGGCTGACCCTTGTCATTAGTAATATTCTGAGAAACAACTGCAAACTTGAAAGGAACATTTACGTTGTTCTTAGTAATACTAAAGATTACTTCAGGTTCACCATTAGGGGCTACTGTACAACGAAGGTTAAGAGTTGCACCTGCTGCACAAGGAATATTGTGATCAATAGTCTTGATACGACCATCAATAATTGCTTGAGCAATAGTGAATAGTGCAAATGCACCTTCGAAGTTAACTGTAGTGCTTAGACCATTCTTCATGTCATAAGAACTACGACCAGTATTATCCCTATTGATGAAAGGGTAGAACTGGAAGCACAGGTTTGCGTTAAAGAACTTGATGTTCATATAACACATTCCTTCAGAGTACATGTTGCGAATTTGTGTACTTGTAGTAGTACGATTATTGTTGTCCGCCATTGTCGTATACCTCCTGTTTGAGTTGTTGTACCATTGTAATGTAATTGATTAAGTCTACTTCGAACTCTTCGTTCTGGTAGAGCTTTGGGGAATACTTCCTTAAGAAGTTACCAACTACTTTACCCGTTTCAAATAGTTCAATGATCTCCTGATCTCCTCTATACTGTAAGAATTCCATAGATCCAAATGTAGTAATTAGAGGAGAATAATCTAGCATCAATTCACGAATCTGTTTCATGTAAGCACGATGATCAGATGGAGGAGTTACCATTCTCTTACGTGCATCATGAGAGATGGCAACCTTGAAGTTATTCTTTGCATCAAGGATAAAGAATTCATATAAACGACGAATAATGAATTCAATATCATTGAGATCTACAGATTCACCATCAATATCCGCAATTGTTAATGTTAGACGAGTCTCAAATAGTTGAGACATCTTATCGATAAAAGTTTGTTGAATTGTATCCAGAGCCTCAATAGTATCTTCTTGGAATACATCATTTTCACCTTTAGCAGCCTCATAAGAAGCATGCAACTGATCATAGAAAACATCGACATAGTTGGTATCATCTTCTAGCTTAATGTAATCAGTAAACTGGTTCTCGATACCTTCCATGATATTCTCTAGAGATACAGTTCCAATGAAAGCTGTTGGAGCAACTAGATCCATGTGACTTGCAGGGACTTCAGCCATACTCTGATCAGTAGGCTGTTCTTCATCGATTTCTAAATTCATTTGAAGTTGTTGGTATTTTGCAGGTGGTTCTATATTGATCTCTCTACCTGCCATTAGGTTTAAAGATTCATCCTTATCAGGATCATAATCTTCTCCTCTAATACTATCCGGAAGAAAAGGCATTTTATTTTACCTCACTTTCTTATATTAATAAGTACCCAATGGTTCATGCCTGATCATACTTTTATAGACTGATCAGGCATGAAACCAGATTGGCTTTCCCATTTGGAGTTTTAAATTCCATACCCTCAAGTTTTAATGAGTCGAGTACTGACTTGAAGGAAGAGATTACATCTGAGATGATTACATCATAATCAATTAGAGGAATAATCCAATCAGGAATTTGATACACTGTATTTGGAATACAAATTACTTTCAATCCAGCTTTATTAATATTAGGATCGTTAGACATGAATACTTTTGTAACTACATCATTATACTCTCTAGGGAATTGATCTTTGATCTTTTCCATATCATTAACACTAGTTACAGTAAGCTTTACAATACTAACCCGATCCAATGAGTTAATCTGTTTATCTGGATATAATAGATTCCAAATCTCGGCTCCTCTGAATACTGGTAGAGACCAAGCCTTACTACCAATTACTTTACCATTAGCATCTTTGATTTTGGAATATCCTTCCTCAGGTTTATACTGAGAACTCTTAAGATACTTGGTGCCACCATGAATTAGATCTTGATATATTTCTTTCTCGAATGCCTTAAGTTCTTTCATTAGTTCATGAAGCTGAGGTTCATCTGCAAATAGGATATGTTTCTTCAGCATGTTAGTAAACTTATCTGTTACCTCATCACTAACACCGGCTTTGATGAAGTCCATACCCTTAATCTCCAACTTAAACGGCAACATCATATTTCCTTCACGAAGTACAATGGATGCTGCATATCTCTTCTTAGTTTTCATCAAGAAGAATCGTCTAAACATGAACTCATTCTTCATGGTTAACTCAGCTCTAGAAGGTTCATCCATATTATGACATCTTCCATAGAAATCTAGAATACCTTTAACACATCTATCCAAAGATGCTGCTAATACATTTACCAGAATCATTTCATTATATAGACGAGATCTATTAAATGTACTACCAGGGAATATATCATCTAGAATAAATGATACAAAGATATCAGAGTTAATAACATTGGAGTCAGTATCAACCAGCAAGATAGTATTTCGTTTATGATTATTCAATTTTACAATACTATCTGGAGTAAGGTATTCTACATAGACAAATTGATACAGTAACTCAACTAATTCATGAACTATAGACTTGATAGAATCAGGTACACTATATGGGTCAAGGAACATCTCCTTTGCAACCCATTTGTTATAATTTTCAATATCCTCACCCTTCTTTTCAGTAGGAGGGAATTTAGATCTAAACTGTTCAGGAACTTCTTTTGCACTAGCTTCCAGTAATGGTAAAGTACTCAATATACCATATACAAGTTCAGATACTTTAGAATGATCTCGAATGAATCCTCTCATATTATTTGCATAATATAAATAGACTCGTTCTTTATCACTACAGCCATTGATATATTTATCTATCAATGGAAAGTGTTTTGAGTTAGCCAGATAGAAGTGCAACTTGATTCTATCACTTACTTCTTTCTCAGTTGGGATTCTAATCCATTTAGGAAGTTTATCAGTTTTCTTTTCAACAATTGTATTCATCCAATCAATACACTCATTAATATGGAAGAATTTTTGATTATCCCCAACATATCCTTCGAAGAATGCAGCCATTGTAGTAATAATACTTTGTGCCATTAGGGTTGTAGCTGCTGGAGAATATTTAGTATAGAATGCTGCTGTAGGTGTACCTGATCCACCATACTCTGCATTCAT